TGAACCTTTCAGTTTACCGATATCCTGAACAGGACATGGCTCTTGATACCGATGAGCCGGAAATCCCCGCCCAGTTCCATCATGCCATTATAGACGGTATTTGTTATCAAGCCTATCTCAAATGGGGCGACCGGACTTATGACGCGAAGAAATCCGACATACATTTTAAGTTATTCCGAAAAGCAATCGCGGACATGAAGAATACTGACAACCTATTTAAAGCAACCGAATCAACTATGGGGCCGCATGGCGGTTTCATCTAAAAGGAGGATGTTATGGCAGGCACCTGGCCCAACTTGGATTGCGGAGACTTGGTTACTCGTGTCAGGACATATTTGAACGAAGTGACCAGCGATTTTTACACGGACGCGGAAGTTTATCGTTGGCTGTCCGTTGCGGCGAAAGACATAGCCCAAAAGACGCTTTGCGTGCGGAGAATACTTGATGCCGTGACTGCCAGCGGGACGCGGAATGTGACGACCAGCTGCTACAAGGTTCTCCATGTCGAGTACATACCCGCCACAGGTAGGCCCGTGATGCTCACGAAGATCGACCCATTAAAACTGGGGCATTATCCAGGCGTTACTCCAGGAACATCAGGATCTCCAATATACTGGTATGAGTTCGGGTCAGCCATTGGAATTGATCCCCTCCCCGATGCGGTATATGATTTAAGACTCTACGTTGCCGATCTTCCCAAGATGCAGATAGGGACATTCCCGATAACGGATTTTTCGTCTGGATGGACAGCGGGCGCGGGAACGGGAACGTGGACGATGGATGGAACGGATGCTTCTTTCAGCGGGACAAACGGCCAGACGGAAACAATGACATGGGATACGGCTCTGGTGGCGACAACCAATTACACGATCACATGGACACTATCTGCTGTCTCGGCGGCAAGTCATACATTGACCGCAGGGGGTGTGGCGGCGGGTATCACATTTGATACCAACGGGGTACATTCGGTGAATATCACGACATCTACGACGGCTTCGATAGTCTTTACCGGAACGTCCACGGGAACCGCCGCGATGAACGTTGATGATGTTTATATCTTAAAGGAGGCCGACTTTGCCGCCGTCGGAGACCAGACAGAACTTGATCCGGCATGGCAACATCTCCTGTGTATTTATGCAACCTACGGGGGGTTGACCAAAGACCGGAAGTACGGCCCCGCGCAGATGCTCCAGAGCATCTATAACAACGAACTGGCATATCTGCGGCAGGCTCTGGTGGAAGTTATCCCAGACGGCAGAAACGCGCAGAAGTATCAATAATGGCACTCTATGCCGTAAGCGACATGGAATCTCTTGTCCGGTCAGAACTTCGGGAACCGGTAGAGAATAAACTGACTTCCGCAGAAATCCTTACCGCCTTGAATGATGGGTATAAAGATGTCTCTTCAAGGGCGTTCTGTATTGAGAATGAGGATACGGCGACAACTGTTTTGGGAGATAGGTTGGTGTCTTTTGATGGCCACAGGGTGAATAATGTCCAAAACATCGTTGCGGAAGCAACGTACCTCCAGTGGATATTTGATTCATGGACGGAAAGCATAAACGGATTAACGCCCACATACACATACGATCCATCGGGGTTAATGACATTGGTAGGCGGCGAGGGGATTTTTACCGGAAGCGATGGGGTCGTTAAGAGCGCGGAAAGAGACTATGATGTGTCTACTGTGTTTAACTTTAGTGGAAATTTCACCATAACCGGAACATTTAATTTCTCCACACCAACCACCAGTTTAGGACAATACGTAAAATTTCTTTACATGTGGGATTATGACGGTAGTGGTCTTATCGACGTGAGTGCGGGGCTTTATTATGGAGAACAAAAACTAAAAATTGAACTGACAGACACCTCTGGGAACCTTATATGCGATCAATATGATGCACAAAACTGGCAAAACCTTCCTACGGCAGGGGTTGATCATGTTTATGTTTTGGAGGTAGTTGGTCGGGCAATAACCCTATATATTGATGATGTTCTTACCGGTACGTGGACAGCGATTATTGATGATCCGTTTATTGGTACAGATAGATTTGCGTTTGCGTTTAAGCAATCGGGCGGATTTACGGCATCGTTTGACAATTATAGCGTGACCGATGGTGTGGTTGCCTCCGAAGGGGCGGCGTTGTTAAGGGTTCGTCCCGAAACATGCGGCCATATTTCCATAAAAGACAATTCCCCGCAATATTGGTTTCAACATGGTAATAATATTGTTATTGAACCCGTTCCCGATGATGCGTACTCACTGAAACTATTTGTATCCGATTATCCCTCAGAAGTTCTTGCCCTTGATGCGGATGTTCCCGATGACTTACCCGATGAGTTTCACTCCTGCGTAGTGGATTTCGCCTGCTATGTCCTATCCATGAAACTCAAGAAATGGAAGCAAGCCAGTAAATATTACAATGATTACATCAATAACCTGAAGATGAGAAGGAAAGAATATATTCAACGAAAGGCGGAAAAGAAAAGCATCCATAATCTTCCCACAAACGTAACTTACAGCACCGGGACTCAATGGGCACATTAAAGCATAACACAGGAGGAATGTAATGGGAACCTTGTCTTTGGTCACGATTCGCAACCTTATCCGCAGCGATCTGAATGAAAGTTCCACATCGTTGCTTTCGGATACGGAACTCAACAGTCTCGTCAATGACGGATACAAGGATGTGGCGGTCAAGGGGCTTTGTTATGAACTTGAAGTCACATTCTCTAACATCCTTGCCGAGAAGATAATTCCTCTGGTGTTCGGAACCAACCGGATCATCCGGGTGAATTACGTCGAATACAAGTCAGGCACGACCGACGGCGGGTGGGGGATGCTTGCCATGCTTCCACAGGCCACGGGCCACACTCCGGCAGCGTTTGTCAATGCGACCAACCAGACCGGAACGCCCCAATACTGGTTTCAGTGGGGAGATTATCTTAAAATAGACCCCATTCCCGACGTGACGACATACGACCTGAAGGTGTTTGCGTCGTCCTATCCAACCCCCGCATTAAGTGCCGATGCCGATTTGTGTGCCGATCTTCCGGTGGAGTTCCACGAATGCGTCTATTTGTTCGCCCTTGCCTTTGCTGCCTTAAAACTTAAACGATGGGGCGATGCCGCCAATGCCTATAACCGATACATCATGGAAGTCCAAAGAAAACGCAATGAATATGTAATGAAATATCCTGACGGCAGATTCCCCCACGAACTGCCGGATAATGTTACGATGGAGGAACCGCGTGGCCGATAAGGGGTTTAGTCTAAACATTCCCCCTGTTGTTGCTCCGCCGATTCAGCCGGAGCAGAACGAGTCGGAAGATAATTTTACCATTCCTCTTGTTGAATTGCAGGGAACAACGGGGGCAGAGGATGAACCGGACAGGTCTATTTCGTTCTCTCCTGTTACTGCGCCTCCCATTCAACCGATTGATAACGAACAAGGTAAATCAATCCAGTTTCCCGCTATCGTTGCGCCTCCAATTCAACCCGTGGATAATGAACAGGGAAGGTCACTCCAACTTCCCGCTATCGTTGCGCCTCCAATTCAACCAACCGAAAATGAACCTATAAGCAAGTACGTTGTTCCCCTTGATGGTCAGTGGATACCCGGCGGCGACCCTGCCCTTATCGGCAAGAACTTTACTACCCTGACCAACATGAGATATGCCGATGGCCACCCTGAAGGCATTTTGGGGATGACCAAGATAAACACTGCGGTGATGGATGCGACCTACCTCAAACCAAGAGCCGCATTTCATTTCAGAAAATCCCAACCCGTCGAGAGTCATATTCTGGTTCAGGCATATAATTCAGGACTTACCGCATCTCAAGTCTTGCAGAACGATACCGCCATTCCCGATCAGGGCGCATTTGAAGCCACCGAACTGTGGACGGATTCTGCCGGTGCTTCAATAGGAAACTTCTCGGATGCCCCCAACGGACAGATAGCTTATTGTAACGGAGTGGATTCCTGTATATGGGGTGGGGATGAGATAAGGTGTGCAAGATTCATCAATTACGATTCGCTTGCAACCTTTTCTTATGATTTTACCGAGAAGGTAGATAACACCAAAACCACCGAATACGCCACCATGACGGCGGATACCTCGGATGGCACAACGGTCAATTTCTATGTCGGGTCAACAAGACCTTTAAAAGGTATCAAGTTCTATGTTCTGACGGACAACATTGCTGCGGCGGCGACAGTTGCAATAACCTACTGGAACGGCACCACATGGACGGCGGTTGGCGGGTTTTCAGATGGAACGGTCTCGGGAGGAAGAACACTCGGTCAGACCGGAACCATGTCTTTCACGTCAACCGTTGATCTTGCCAAGACGATTTTCATAGAGACATCATATCTCTATTTCTATAAGGTTTCCTTTAGCAACATCAACCTGGCGACTACGATTTATCAAGTCACTCTCGATGCCCCTTTCCAGTCCATTGTGGATATATGGGATGGAGTGTATGGGGCTCCTGCGGCTTTCTATGTCTATACCACGGCTTATCTGGACAACACCTTAAATGTCCGGGGGGATTATTACGATTCAGCCGATGACTCGACCTACTCCAATCTAAGTGGACTGGATGCCACCACCCAATACCTTGAGATAGGATTCACTGACCAGACAACCGCAATTCTTATTAGTGTTGCCCCGTCTTTCACTAACTCTACTGCCGCAACGACCGCTTCAGTAGATTACTGGGACGGGGAACAGTATGTCACGGTAGGAACCATCACCGACGGAACCGCTGAAGGGGGGATTTCGTTAACCAAGACCGGGGTGATTTCATGGGACAATGTTTCTGTCGCAAGTGAATCAAAAAAGAGTATCAATGGTGGGTATTCTCTCTATTACTATAGAGTAAAGTTCAATCAGGAACTTGATGTTTCTGTGAGGGTTTATTGTATTGGCGGAATAACCACGACCGAAACTATTGATGGGTACAGTTTTTCTTTTCATGCTTCTGATCGGTTGATGCTCGGATGCAACAATTATGACAAAAAAAATGAACTCCTAGTGTCCGCCCAGAACCGACCTGATGTTTTTAATGGGGCGGATTACGAATCAATCCTCTTCGGAGATGACAAAAAACTAACTTGCGGGACATCTATCTTTGCTCAGTATGCTTCCAATATCTATAACATGACGATGGTTTTCAAGGAAAGCGAAGCATGGATTCTGACATGGGCGCAAACATCCGCTGGAACCACTTTTGAAAGATATAAGATTTCCCCGATTGTCGGGTGTCCTGCTCCAAGAACGCTTCAGACCGTTTCTGTGTTTTTTGAGAATAACATCAACCAAACAAAAGTAGTCGCCATCTGGCGGGCACATAACGGAATCTATATGTCCAACGGCCAAGCTCCGTTGTGTATATCTAATGATATCAAGAATGTTTTTGACCAGACGCAAACCACACATGCAAGTCTTTCTACCCTGAGCGAAGAAGTGGGTTTTGTTGACCAGGATAAGATGGAATACCATTGGTTGTTCTCGACTGACCTATATGAGATTCCATTCACTAACGGCATTACTGAACCAACGGCAGGCGGGACGATTACCGGAACGACAAGTGGCGCTACGGGAGTAGTGGA